ATTACTGAAACTGATAATCTACAAAAAGAAACAACAGACGAAGTAGTAAAATTACAAAAAATACAAACTCAAGGTATTGATGAAACAAAAGAACAAAAAGAAGAACAAAGTGAATTACAACAACAAATTATAGAGGCTAATAAAAAAGGGTTTTTAACTTTTGGTGAAAGAATAAAATTCTTTGCATTGGGTATAAAAGAGTCTGTAACAAAAAGTAACGAAGATAAAAAAGATGAAAAAAGAGACCGTAGTAAATTACTAACATCTGTTCAAAATCTTGGTAAAGGTATATTGGGTGCAATTACATCACCAATAGAAACTACATTTAAAAGTATAGGTGCAATTTTAAAAAATTTAATCACTGGTGGTCTTTTATTGACTGCACTATTTGCTTTACAAAAATTTATTAATAGTGATATGTGGCCTAAGTTCCTTGAGGGATTAAAAAATACTATCCGTGCAACCATAGAGATAACTAAAGCATTTTTTGCTTATGTTGAAGACTTATACACACTATTTAAAGAAGAGGGTTTAGGTGCTGTTGTAAGTAAACTGTTTACTGATACGACTGAAGCATTAGGTGATTTCAAAAAAACATTTTTAATTGGTATAGGTATAGCAGTCGCCGCATTTGCAGCTGCAATATATTTTGCGATATCCACTGCAACCAAAATGGTTAGAGGTATTGGTGGAATGATGGGTTTTGGTAAAGGTGGTAAAGGTGCAAAAGGTGTAAAGGGTGGTAAATCATCAGGCTTTGATGTTTCCAAAATGGGTCAGTCTAAACAAACGATTAAACCAGATAAAGTATCAAAATTAGGTAGTGTAAAAAATATTGCAAAAGGTGGTGCGAGAGTTGCTGGTACTGCACTTAGAGCTGCAGGCCCAGTAGGATTTGCAGTTGGTTCTGTGGCTGTTTCGGCAGTAGACGCAGTCGCAGCATTTGGAAATGCGAATGAACTTTTTGGTAAAGAGGCAAATAAGTTTGAAAAAATATTAGCAGGGGGCGCTGGTGCAGTTGAAGGTTTCACATTTGGTTTAATAAAAGCAGAAGATTTAATTGATACACCAGGCGACAAGATTGAAAGATATGCAAAACAAGTTGAAAAGAGTCAACTTAGTTTTGAAAAATTTGAGAAGTTTCAACAAAAAAGATTAGAAGCAGGTGATATAACTCAAGAACAATTTGATAAACTCATTGAACAAAAAAGAGTTGCTACTGTTGAGAGTATGAAAAGAAACAATGAAAAAATTAAAAAAGTGATGGATAAGAATAATGAGATTATTGAAAAAAGTAGTATAAGACAAGTTGATAAAATAAATGAGTTAGTTGAACTTATGAAAGATAATAAGAAATTAGTTGCAGAAAAAGATAATCAAACTGCATCATTTATGATGGCTGGTGGTAACACTAATATTACAACTAATCCATCTGAACAAACAATAGTTATGGATACAAAAATTACAGATAGTTTCCATAGTCAAGTTGTAAGACAACAATTTGGTTAATATTCTGGTATCTTTCTGGTACTTTTCCCTCTACACATATGAATAGGAACTTTCTCACCATCTATTTCTTTAATCTCAACTAATACCATTTCACTATCCCACATTACTACTGGACTCTTGTATGGCATTGAGTGTCTCCACTGTGATCTGAATCTCGGCCAACGAGTCCATTTAAACTTTTTCATTAAATTAACTTGTTATGAAATCAATAAAAGTCAATACTGTAAAAAGAATTATAACAAATAAATAAATCCAAAACCAATGACTTTTCATTAATTTACTCAAAATATTATTTTTCATTCTAATACTCCTATGGATATTACCATTTTACTGTCCCATAGCCTTCCAGATAACATAAAATACTACCCATAGGGAACATAATGAACCCACACCTATCATAATCCACATAATCATTTCTTCTTGCTTTTTCTTTGCAAGTGCTATTGCTTCTTTTCTTTTTTTTCTTATCTCTGCTTGTATTCTTAAAACTTCATTCCACGCATCAGGGCCGTGATTCATATTCACGAAAGTTCTGAGTTCTTGTTCCATTGCGGCGATTTTCTTTTTGTGTGCAAAGACTTCAAGTGCTTCTTCTTCAACACTCATACCAGATTTTTTTGCTCTAGCTGCTTCTTTAGTTACAGTTTCACAACTTGTCATCCACCTACCGATGTCTCCATACATAGATTCCACATCTCGGCCGATTTCAAATCCTTTTTTGATTGCACTAAAGGCTGCTGTTGCAGCTCCAAATGCTGTAATTGGGTCTACCATATTTGCCTCTCCTACTCTCATTACTATTTATAATAAAAAAGGGGTGTACACAAAAGTGTAACACCCCTTCAATAAGGAGAAACAAAGGAAGTTTAGGCTTCTTTTGCTAATTTCTGAAAGTAATCTAAACTATCATCACTTTCATTAGAAGTTGTTTTGACAACATTGTCTACATAAGACTTGTCATCTCCGTCAACTTCTGTCTTAGGAAGTTCTACATCTTCGGCAGAACTTGTTGATGATTGAGTTCCACTTAGAACATCGTCAAGACGATTTTTGAGTTCATCATAAGTCTTAAAGTTAGATGGTGCATTAAACTCTTTTAAAGAGTATTCTGTCTTCCAAATCTTATCTAATTCGGAATCATCTTCGTTTAATTTTGATGGACTATCAAACTCTGACTTGTCGTAGTTCCAGTATCCGTCAACCTTTCTGATTTTCAATTTAAAGTTTGCACCTTCCCAGAAATCAAATGGATTTACTGGAGTTTCATCTTCAAACTGAGGTTGTAAAGCTTCCATCAATTTATCATAAATTTTCTTACCATATCTGAATAAGAAAACTTTACCTTCATTTTCTGGATGCTTTGGGTCAGACACTACATATATGTTTGAGTAGTATTGTAGTTTTCTCTTTTGTTTTCTAGCGATTTCTTTATCACTTTCAACACCAGAGTTCCACAGTTGAGAATTGTATTCTGAAACTGGGTCTTTTTGAGTTAATGTAGTTAATGAGTTTTCAATGTACCACTTACCAGTTGGCCCTTGAAATGCGTGATTCCAAAGTTTTGCCCAAGGCATATCTTCACCATCTGGTGCAGGCAGAAAACGAATAACTGCATAACCATTACCAGACTTATCTAGTTCTGGTTTCCACAATCTCTCATCTACATATGATTGTTTTTCTACTGGTGCATTTTCTGATTCAACTGCAGCCAGTATCTTGTCTAAAGAATTAGACTTTTTTAAAGTATCTAATGACATATTATATCTCCGTATGTTATTATATGTTTTATATGTTATTTTATTTCACTTAATCATAATATAATGTTATTTATACAACCACTCTACCCCACATATTTCCGTAGGTGATTGTTTTCACATTGTTATAGTCTGACCATTCTGGTATTTCAGAACCATCATCTATAACTCTGTAAAACTTTTTGTCTGGATATTTCTTAAAATTATTTTCGTGTTGTTCTATCCAGTTCATAGGACTTACATATTTACAATCAGAAGTAATGTAACAATCTGTGTCTTTATACACATTATTTACTTTACCATCTCTTGGCATATCAAATCCTAACATATAGATGTTATCTATATCTTTATTTTCTTCTATTGCAACTCTAACAGCAGTAGGGCCTGAACTCCAACCCATAAATTCACCATCAAAGAAAGTATCTAAATCTTCAGCCATATCATTATCATCTACCCAAGTAATCCATAAACCAGCATTACCTAGTTTTTGTCTTACATCACCTTTCGGTAATCCTTTAAACTTTGATAATATTTCTAATATCGCATCTTTAAATCTCTCTGGGTCTATTCCGTGACAAACTAATTGTGTTCTAGAACCTTTTTCATTTTGATGTAAAAATTTATCTACTGTATCTAAATCTAAACTCTTGAGTTGTTCATTCAGTTGTTCCATACTTGATTGTTCTAATCCAGTATATTGTAACATCTCAAAGAATTGTTCTGGTAACAGTTTCCATTGTCTAAAATAACATTTGTTATTAGAACAATAACCAGATGAATATATCTCGTGCATCATAGCCCAATCTGTTGATATTAATCCATCTGGTTGGAAATCTCTATAAAGTGCATTACACCCATATATCTTTCCCCATTGTCTAAATTGTTTTAGGTCATATCCATCTCTGGACTCACCATTACCAAGTACAAATACATTTTTAGGTTTACTATTATCCACTATAAAATCCAATAAAGATAGTTGTTGCATTACTCTGTGTCAGATGGTTTATCATTATAATCACTAGTTTTTTTGAAAGCGTGAATATTGTCCACTTCGTCAACATCTTCTAGTTCATCATCTAAGTCACCAAGAACATCACCATCTTGTTCTATACTAGGTTCTGTTATTGATACTGTAATGTCTTCATAACCACAACCTTTAAGAAAATTATTAAACTTTTCTTCTAGTTGTCCTAAATCATTTTCTTCTATTACAACTTCAACTTCAACTCTTTCTTCGGAGTCAAAATCGTCTTTAATTTCATTTGTCTTAATAAATGTAAATCTTTGTTCCACACCTATCTCCTAAAGTTTCTTTTATTTTTAATAAAAGCTTGTTTGTTTACTTCTTTTAATCTATCTCTTAAACTGTCATTATCTTTTTTAAGATATGCACAATCAGATGATAGAAGTTTTATTTTATCTTCCATACCTTCAAATTTAGAACGATAAAAATCTCTTTCTCTTACTAAAGATTCGTTAGATTGTTTTTGTTCCATATTCATATTTACTCCAAATTAAAATTAATATTGTATGTGTTGTAGTTGTTTTGACACTTTTCGTACATAATCATCTCTGACCAAATCACCCTCGTGGATAAACATATCACAAGAACAATATGCACAATTTTTACCTTGCAATAAGAAATTCAAAACTGTATGTTTAAAGTTTTTCATATCCTCATTAAAAGGTTTTAATGGTAAAGTATCAATACCATTATTCTCTAAAATCAATATGGAATTAGTAATAAAAGAAGATTGATTCTTATGTTCTAATTTCATATGTTTAAGAAACTCAAAATATTTTTGTACATTAACATTGTGTAAACTGTATAAAACTGAATACACAGTTCCTAATTGATGGTGCAATTCATCTGACTCAAATAGGTCAGCTACATCTGACACCAGGCCCTCTGGTGTTATATCATTGATTGCACCTTTATCCCACAGAAAGTTCCAATCACTTTCTAACATATATTCTAATAAATCTTGTAATTTTTGTGGTTTACCATCATCTTTAATATAACTTTTTCTTTTACACTTATAATCCATTTTAAAATAATACTGTTTATTTACTGCATCATAATTAATAACTTCTATCACATCAACTGATGACCTTTTAAAACCTCTTGAGTTACCAGTAATTGTTTTTTCTTTAACACTACAAGCACCAATAAAATCTGGAAAAAATGGTTGATATCTCTCTTGGAATATTCCTACTTTATTCTTCCAATTTTTTCTACACACAAGATACCCTAGATAAAATATATTTGTATTCTGTATCATATCAAATTCAGAATCATCTGTAATATCTTTTTCTAGTAATTGATGATGAGAGTAAGGAATACCTAAACCTTTGTAATAGTGTTCTTTACCTTTCCAGACCCTTCCACCACAATGATTTAAATCATCGTCTATTTCTAATCTGTTTACTTCTGTACCTTGTTTATCGTATATTGGTATTGTATGCATTACTTTTTATTTTTTGTTAAATTTAGAACTTTCATTTTATACTCTGTTTCATTAATTGTCAATAGTGAATCGTAATTATTTAATTTGTTTCTATGATTAGGCCAGATAATGTTTTCATTTATTTGTTTATCCCAATCCTTTTGATAGTTTACTAACTTGTTTAATATAATCATTGTTTCTATATTGATTCTTTGTGATAAATAATTTCTAAACAATATTGGGTGTTGTCCGTTTTCAACAGTAAATAATTTATTAAAATCTGTAACTTGATTTAACAACAAGTTCATATCTTGTTCAAACATATATCTTAATGATTGATGTCTTTTTTTCCAATCTGTAAAGTTCCTATCATTGAACTCTCCAATGTATCCTTTTTCATTTCTTAAAAAATTAGAAACAAAAAAGTCTTGAGTTTCATCACCATACTTTCTTGCAACTTTACCAAAAAAGTGTTTGTCTTTTCTTTGTAGATAACTAGATTTACTAGCTCTAGTTTTACCACCATACTTTGTAAAGTCGTAGTCTGAGTTGAAATGTGCTTTCAAACCCATATAAATTTTAAATGCATTAAAGGCGTCCATAATATGAATCATACTGGTAGTTTACCCATTTTAGGTAAAAAGTTTAAATCTCTTGCGTTTGCTTCTATTTTATCTTTAAGTGGTTTTTGGATTAGACCAGTTATACTATCTGGTTCTACTTCGTTCTTGGTACAATATTCTAATATTGCATCCATATGTGATATGTTTTTCTCTCTGACTTGAGATTCTATGTATATTGAAAATGTTTTTGGTGTCATAATGTATTCACAATCTAATAAAAATTAATAAAAAAAGGGTGGGTTCAAACCTCAAGGGTATTATACCCCACCCAATTTAGTGAAATTACTTCTCAGCGCAAGCGTATGAATTAATTTCAAGACCTACTGAAATTTCAGTAATAGTTGGTTTTGACCAAGCCATAGTTATTCTCCTAACTAGTATTGGAGTGCTGGTTGCCTTGGGCCGCAGACCACTCATTATTAAATGGTGAGTATTCTGTTACTAGGAACTCACCGAACCCTATCAGATTAAGCAGCTAGTGCGAAATCTTGAGATGCAAAGTTATCGTTTGCGTTTATAGTGTTTGACCTATAAGGAAGTCAACCCATACTCTCCAATAACCCTTTAACATCTGTCTACCCTATTTCACCCCCTCATTAGAGGCTTTTTGGTGGAGGTGGAGGGTACTGCCCCCTCGTCCAGTCTATCTCAAAGTCATCTTCGTCAAGTATCCTTTATATCTATAAATTACATTTCTGTAAGTTATATGAACAAACTGTTAATTTTTCATTTACCAGTCTTTACAGTATTATAATATAGATTTAACTCTTTGTCAAGTAGATGCAAATATTTATGTTTATCTTTTACAAACTCTTGAACTGTACCGTCTTCTGTAACCACTAATATAACTATCTGGTTTATCTCTTGTGATGTTCTTTCTTGATACATCTCTGCATATGCAGAGGCTTGTATATAATAGTTCTCATTCCAATTATCTTCTCGTTCTTTGGTACTTGTTTTGAAATCAATTACAGACAACTCTCCGTTCCACTCTGCAATACAATCAACCCTACCAGCAATCTTATAAAAGTCGTGCCATAATGCTCTTTCTTGACAATGTATCAATCCAATTCTTTTATCTAAATATGGTTTTAGTTGTGAGAACAAACAATAAGATAGAAATCTACCTTTTTTATATTCATTCCAATCTTTGTTCTCATAACCATTGTCTAAATACTTTTCACAATAATGATGTACTTGAGTTCCTCTTGTTGCAGATTTTCTTGAAACATAAGTTGCAACATC